CTTCATATTCATTTAACATACCTTGATTATCTAATTCATTACGATACAGTTTTTCAACAATTGAATGTGCATAATTACCACTTACTGCATAAATTGAATCTTTTTTATCTTCTGGTATTTTTAATATATATTTTAACATGTATTCATAAGGACAATTGATATATGTATTAATTCTTGACCAACTCCAGAGTTTGTCAATTTTCAGATCTTTCTTAATTTTTTCTAATTCTTCACCTTTTTTTCTTGTCATTAGCAATCTCCTTTAAATATTCTTTATGTTCTTTTTCATCATATTTAATTTTATATTTTAAAAGATAATTAAATATTTTATTATTTGCATCTGTTGGTGATTCTTTTTCTTTTAATAAATCATGTTTATCATATATGTAAAATATATTACGTATTCCATAAAATCTACTACATTCTGAACGTATATGTTTTAATGGTATATCTTTATCATAAGCAATTACAATATCGCAATTAATGCCAATAAGAATTTTAACTTGTTCATCACTCAAATTATGTGATCCTACTGCTACTCCCGTTCCATCTAATCTACTATGTCTTTTGAGGACTCCCTTCTCACTTTCGTAAACACAAACATAACCTGCTTCTTGTATTGTTTTATAATTCTCTTGTAATCCATATAAATTAATCCCCTTTGGATATTGTTTGAGAGGATAATATTTAGGAATATCAAATAAATCATAATTCTTTACAGTAGTTCTACCAATAATTCCTATATAATCATCTTCTTCACCAGACCAATATCTAATAGGAATTATAATTCTTTTATGCTTATAACTATAACCTATATTAAATTTTTTACGTGTAAATTCTACTATTCCTTCTTTAAACCAATCAATATATAATACAGGTTCGTATTCTTCAATAATTGTACTATCAAAAATTTCAATATCATTTATATTTATTTTGTTTCTTTTACGTTTTACTTTTTTAAATATTTCTAATGGATCTATTTTACTTTCTTCTTTTGATTGTTTTTTATTTTTATAATTATAAACTAATCCAAATAATTTATGTAAATATTTATTAGCATCTACAAATGAAATATCTTTTATGGTCATTATAAGAGTAAATATATTTCCTCTTATAATTTTACTATCTGATTGAAATATTTTAGTTTTTAATGTATCTTTTTTAATTGCAATATTAGTTTTATTTGTACTTTCTGGCATACCACATCTATATTCAGTAGAATATTCTTTAAAATCATGACAACCTAAATTATCAATGATTTTATTTGTTAATTCATTATCTATAATATGTTGAATGATTTCTATTGCTGTCATGCTTTTTAATAATCACCTACCTAAAAATCCATAGGAACTTTTGCTATACCTATTTCTTTATAAATATTTCTAGAAAGATCGTGTTCCGCTATAACCTGATATTCATTTGTTGATCCAAATCTATTTTTAGGAATAAAAACAATTGTATAATGTTTATCTTTTTCTAATTTGAAAGGAATTTTTGTGAGCTTTTTCTTACCTTCCAGTCTATAACATTTTAATTCTGCTTTTTCTCCTTCATATTCATCATCGAAGGGTTTTCTAATCATTATATTAGTTGATGCGACATCAACAATATTCTTTGCTAAACCGATACATTCATTAGTGTAATATCTTTTCTTAGTAGCATCTTTACCTAATTGATATGTAATCCAAATATGCACATTCTTACCTACAGGTTTAATTGTATCATAAATATCAACACTATCTTTAGTCATTGATTGCCATTGTTGTTCATTTTTATTATCAGCAGATACCTTCATAGTATCTAATATGAAATATTTACATCCTAATGAACAATATTTTTTAATTGTTTTTATTGCTAATGATGCCGTATATTTTGGGAAAGGTATGATAACAATATTTTTATTTTCTTTTTTTAATTCAATCCAATCAGCACATTTTTTTAGTAATTCCCATTGTTCTTCTGTAAATCCACCATCACGTAAAATATATTTTTGTAAATCTTTTTTAAATACATTATTAGCTACCCAAGTAATTAATTCTTTTCTCCATTTTGATTCATCTTCTTCATTTATCATAATACATATTTGTTCATTATAATGTAATATTTGTGGCAAAATTAATTCTATTGTTGTTGTGGTTTTTCCTACACCACTTAAAGCACCTAGCATAGTTACATGTCCTTGTAAATTTCCACCAATTTCTTTATTAAGAATAGGAGAATTATACAAAGGCATACCTACATTTTCACCTTTATCTAATTTATCTAATAACTCATGTATACCATCACATAAATTATGACTTTTAATTTCTCCTTCAACATTGATGAATATATGATTTAATTGAGTTTCATACATATCATATATATCACTCACATTCATATCCACAAATTCTTTTATTTTATCATAAACAGGGAATCTTCTTGCTAACAATTGCAATACTGCATTCCATTTATTTAACTCATCAATATAACCATTGATATTTTCTACATTAACATATTCCTTAGATTTATCAATGGTATCATAACCACCATATTCATCATACTTTTGTTTTAGTTTAGGATGTTTTTCAAGATATAAACCAATAGTAATATCATCTAATGTTTTCTTTCCTTCTTTAATAATAATGTCATAACCTATTTGCCAATAAACCTTCCATACATTACTACTAAAACTTTTAAGATTTAATTTATCATATGTAAAGTATAAATCAGGATTCTTGTATAAAGAGGAAACAATATTAGCCTCGCAAGCAAGTTTATATTCTTGCACTTTTTTACTTGATTTTATTAATTCAATCTCAAGAGGTGTTAATTCTTTTTTATTTTTTTCTGCCATTACCCACCATCCTTACCATAATTCTTCTAATTCTTTATTAATTTTCTTATCATTATTCTTATTTATATATTCCGCACCTTCATGTATTATATTTTCAAATTTCATTTTCTCAACTTTTTCTTCTGATTTAACTACTTGTTTCAATCTATTTACCACATCATTAATTTCTTTTTCAATTATAATCATTATAGTATTAAATTTATGTTGTTCATTTTTAAAATCTTGTGACCTAACTATTTGTTTTATTTTCATTTTATTAATTTTAAAAGTATATAAAATATGTTGATACTCATAATTAGCCATAGATGTAGTTTTTTTATTTGCCATAAATTTACCTTCTTTTAAACCTTTTAATCTTAATGCCATATATGAAGGTAATTTTTGTGATTTATCATATTCAAATATTTCTAATTTTATATATTGATATAATTCATTCCAATCCTTTTTTTCTTGCTCTGTCATTTTTGCCATATTCATCACCTATAATTATAATTTAAAGAGGTGGTTTTAATATACCACCTCTTTTTTTCAACCTTTAATAAGCAATAACTTCCATGAATTCTACTAATTCTTTAAGTTTTTCTATATTGGAAGATTCTAATTCTTTAGGTAATAATTCTAATTCTTTTAATTTAGCAGAAACTTTTTTAACCTTATCTCCATCAGTTTTTAAAATATTCATTGTTGTTTTAAATTTTTCTAATAATATTTTTTTTGTTTCTAATTCTTTCTTTTCATCAATCTCTTCTTTTTTCTTTGTTGCATTTTCTTCTATAACTTCTTTTTTTGCTTCTTCTTGAATTGTCCTTGTTTCTTCTATTGATTTTGCATCAGATTGTTTATTATGTTCTGCTTTAATAGCATCTTGCAATGCATTAATTAAAGAATCTGCATCAAGTGGAATTTCTTCTACTATATCTGCAAATCTACTACCACTATCTAAAGCCATATTATCATCTCTGAATTTAATTTTTCTACTTTCTTCTGTTAATTTATTTCTAGTTTCATCTTTTTTAGTAACAATATTTTTCTTTCCTGTTTTTTCTGTTATAATCGTTCTATCATAATATGCAAGTCCAATAAAATGCATCTTTTTCTTTAAAAGATTGAAATATATTTTTTCAACATCAGATGTTAGTGTTTGATATGTAGTACCTGTTGCAATATCAGTAAGTTCTCTATTCTTAACATGACCAATAATAATCATTGAAACTCCAATTTTTCTTAATCTTACTACAATATCAAACATTAATTCAAACGCTTTTGCTTGACCTTTTTGAAAACCATTCCATGCAGAATCTATTGAATCTGCTTTTTTATCTGAATGATCTTTATTCCATAAACGAATTGCTTCTTTTTCTGCTAATTTAATCCAACCATCATATGTATCAGCAACAATAGCTTTTAAATTTGCATATTCTGTATTTTTATTATATTCAATATCTTCAATAATATCTTCTAATTCTTCCCAATCGTCAACATCTTCATAAACAATACCACTAATTGCATCTGCTCCAGCTTCTCCAGCCATTTCTAAAAATATATACCCATCTTCACCAATAAGTCTTTCAAGCATTTCTTTAATAACAGTAGATTTTCCAATTTTAGGTTCTCCTAACAAGCAAATATTATACGCCAAAGGATCTACTTTTATTATATTCTTTTTTCCAAACTTTCTATTGTTTATCATATTTTTTATTTCTCCTTGTATTATTCATATTTTCAATTCTTGTTACCCATTTACAATTATTTTTATTATAACCTTGATTACAATCTATTCTATCAATTTCTGTATCTTCTTTATATTCTTCTTTATGCAATTGATAACTTTCATACATATCATTCATAAAATTTTTAAATTCCAACCATTCATCACAAACTTTAATTCCACGACCACCATAATAATTATAAAATTGATGATTTGGATTATTACATCTTTGTGTCATACTTTTCCATATATGATAAAATGGTGTTTGACTCATATTATGTTTAGAATTTGCTTTTGAAATCATTTCATTTCTATAGCATCCACATGATAGTGTTTGACCACTTCTAAGTAAATAACCTCTAGTCGTAATTTTATTACCACATTCACATTCGCATATCCAAGCAGGTTTATTACATATATTTTCTTTTGCTCTTTTAATTACGGTTAATCTACCAAATTTCTGATTAGTTAAATCAATTGCTTTAATGCCAATAATTATTTCCTCCTTTTATTTTTATAGAAGGAGAAATTAAATCTCCTTCTATAAACCAATAATTTTAATCAATAAATATTCTAATCATCTTCTGCAAGCAATTTATCTAAATCATCTAAACTGTAATCACTAGAATTTTCTTCTTCTGTGTCACTATCATTTTTATCAGCATTCTTATCATCTTTGCCTTTATCTTCTTTTTCACTAAGCAATTGATTTAAGAATACTAAATCATCAAATTTATATTTTTCATCTGTTCTTTGAATTACAGGTTTTTTATCGTCACCTTCGCCTACAAGTTTAATAACAGGTTTTTTGATTAACATTTTCTTTTCTCTAGTATTTCCGACAGCACATTTTGCTAATGCTTCTTCTTCTGTATAAGCACCTAATTCAATTAACTCTCTAATATCTTCGGGTACATCATCAAGAGTAATATTAACTTTTGCTTGACCTTCAACGATAATACCTTCTACTGTGATTTCATTAACATTATCTTTTTTTGCTTTAAACATTTTTACAAGTAATTTTGCACCTTTTTCTAAATCTTTTTCTGCGACTTCAAACTGGAATACTTTAGTGAATACTACATTTTGTTTAATTTCAATCTTATCTTGACCGTATTTACCAACATAATCAACAACATATGTAGTGATTGGGAATGAACCAGATTCTTTATCGTATTTACCAATACTATCTTTATCAACAAGAATTGTTTGTTGGAATGTTGCAGAATATTTAGATACATCATCTGCTTTTGATAGATATACAGAAGTAATTTCCTTTTTAACTTGAATACTATCTTGATATAGAGAATATTTCAGATTACCTTTTACATTAACAACCATTCCATCAGTAAGATGTTCTTTTATGTATTCAATAGCATCATATGAAGATAAGAATTTTTTAGAAAAAGTTTTTTCTTTTGCATCTTTTTCTAATCCTACAGTGATAAAACATTGATTTCCAACTTGTTCAGTAATATTTTCGTCAAGTCTATCTTCCCAATCAATAGTGAATTTATTTTCATAATCATCTTTATCTTTACCATCTTCTGTTTTCTTACCATGAACATAAACAACAGAATCACCTTTGTTACTATATCCACCCATCATGTCAGCATAAACTACATTTCCATTACCACAGTCTACACCAAGATTCATAACATTATAAACCCAACCAGAACTTGATTCTTCATCAATTTTGAAAGTATAATCGTTAACTTTCGCAATTCCGATCAGTTGAAATTGAGAAGTCCCTTTTTTTAGAGGTGTTTTTTCTTTAGTTTCTTTAGCCATATTTAATCTTTTCTCCTTTTATATTATTATTTTTTATTTCCTTTATATTTATATTCTCCGAAATATTCATCTTCTGCTTTCAATCTTGTATTTACAGCATCTTCAAAATTATCAAAATAACCTAAATGAATATATTTTCCGTTTTTACCTATATTTGCATTCCATTTTCCTTTATCTTTTCTCCAAACAACCCCAGTTACACCAGATGTATTATTTGATTGCAAATCTCTATTCATACTGTTTTGACTTCTAGTAACTAGTCTTAAAAATTCTTTTCTATTATCATTTTTATTATGAAATATATGATCTACTTCCATATCATCAGGGCAATTCATAACTAAACGATGCATAAGTATAACCATATATCCAGTTATTACATAATTATCTGCATTAATATGCCAACTATAGTCTTTTATTTTATCATAATCTTCTAAATCAAAGTAAAATTCTTCATTGTTTAAAGTATAACCAATACCATATTTACCTGTTAAGTCATATGTATTATGATTTTTACTTATTTGGCTAATTTCCCTAACTATTTCTTTTTGTAAACAACCACATGATTTAGTATGACCATTTCTTAAACTCGACCCTCTGATTATTTTTAAACTATCTTTTCCTAAACAATCACATTGACATAACCAGTATATTTCTCTTGATTTATTATTTTCAATTCTTTCTACTCTTTTAATTACAGTTAATCTTCCAAATGTTTGATTTGTTAAATCTATAACTTTCCCCAATAATATTTGTCACCTCTTTCTATATTTTATTTTTCTTCATCACCCTCACTACCATCGTCTTCTTCCTCTTCCTCTTCAACCTTAATATCCTGTTTAGTTGATTCTGCCACAGTAATATTAATTTCACTTCCAACAAAGATATTAAAATCGTCAAAACTAAGAACTTCTACTTCTTCAGTTTTCTTGTCATAGATATGTAATCCTTCCTCGTCAATCTTAACTAATTGACCTTTTGCATTAAGTGTGTGTTTAATTTCCTGTACTTTTTTAATCATAAAATAACATTTCTCCTTTTTTAAATTTTATTTTTATATTATCTTAACTTATAACTTAATTCATAATCTTAAATACATAACTTTTTACAAATCATAACCAAATATTCCATTTATCATGATTTTACGATTTTTGACACCCTCTAAACCCTTAATTTATAGGGGTTTGTAAATTGGTATATTTTGTAAATCACCCTTTCTACTTAATATTTTCTTACTTTTTTGATTTTTGGTGCAATTTGATACTTTTTCTTAATTTCTGTTTATTTTCTTAACTCTTCCCTACTTTCACTATTATATTCTCAATCTGTTAATTTGTCAAGAGAGAATTTAATTTATTTTTTTATTTTAGTTAAATTCTCTCTTGAATAGCAAACTAAATAATTAAAATATACTATCTCAATTCTATCAAATACTTAATAGTCATTTGCTCTTCTTTATAAACAATAATCTCATCATTATATAACATACTACCTGCATATGCATGAAGTGAATTAACACCAGGACACATTTTTTGTAAATTCTCATAATTAAGATTATAAAACTTACTATCAAATGAATATACATCATATGGTTTACCATAGGCAACATTAAATAATGCCATGAATCCTGAATTAGAATTACCATTAGACCATCTAGAACCAGATAAAGATGTATAACCAAGTGATTTCTTTGCCTTTGGAGCGAAGTAGCAACCAAAACCGAACATTTTACCATTTATTACCACTTTTGAAGGTCTTAAAACTAATCCTGAATTAATAATACCCCAAATATTCTCTGAACGAGATCCATGAAATAATAATCTTTGGTCTTTAATTTTCTCATTAGCAACAAACTTTTCATATCTTTCTTGTGTCTTTAAATTAATAACTTTCCATGCAGAGTAAAACTTATTACTAATTTCACCTAATTCTTTCTTAATCATTTTTAATTCTTCTTGTGTAACTTCTTCAAATTGCAATCCCATTGCATCTAATATTGTTTTATTATTTTCTACTTCTGTTTCAATATCGTTATCCTCATTTTTTTCTTCAATAGAATGCTGAGTAACCTGACCTTTCATTACATCAAGTAAATCTTGTTCTCTTTGAAGTATTTCAGAATAATCTTTATCAGTTTTTGCTAAATAATCTTTAACTTTTCCCATTTTTCTAGGAATAGTTTTAAATAAATCAACTAATACCTTATTAAATAATTCAATATCATCAATATTAATTAGATTATTTAAAATTAATTGTGCTTCATCAACCATAACCTGAGTAACATTATTTGAAGAAATAGTATAATTGTCTTTAATCGCTTGTCGTGCCATTGATTGTAATCTTGCTACAATTTGTGCAATGGAAGGATTATTAATATCAAGATATTCTTTCTTCTTATTTGGTGTGATAGTAGTTTCTGCAACAAGTCTAGATTGGTCAACATATCCTTTTTTAATTTTACTTTTATATGTAGATTCCCATTTAGATATTGGATAAGTTTTTGTTTGATAGCCAGAAGTTCCTATTCTTCCATATTTACTAACAAAATTTCCATCTCCACTATCCAACATCTGGTAATACTTGTTGTTATTTTCTCCTGGTTCTACTTTAACTAGATATAATGGATTTTGCATATATCCACCTCTCTTATAAATAACAAACTAAAATTTCAATGTCAATATCTTCAAATACATCTTCAATAATTTCCTTAACAACATCCCAATCCAACTTGTCTAGTCCACATCCTATCATCGGCATTGCAATCTTTTCAATTTCTAATGTTTCAATTGTTTCAATCATATCTTCTAATGATTCTCTTAAACTTGCATATGTAGGTTTATGATAACATTTTCTTTTAGTTACTAGATTAAATACATTATCAATTAGAATTGCACAATTATCAGGAATATAATCAACAGTATTCTTTAACTTTTTACGCATATTATACAATTCATTAAATTTTACTGCAATTCCTGCACCTAAAGCGAAATCACCTGAAATGCAATGTGCAAAATAATAACCATGTGGTACTGAAAATAAATCTCTTTGTTCTTCTCTTAAAATCATAATAACATTCTCCTTTTTATTTTATATTTTTAATTAATTATAACTAGGCTCACTCTTATCGTCTCTATAACTGATCAATCTGCACAATCTTAAATCAATATTACCATTTTCATTAATACTCTCATCCATATATTTAACACGCACAATCTTACCAACTATTTCATCTTGATTATTCCAAATATAATCTCTGACTAATCTATCATCATATTTTTCAGAATTATACTTTGTTTTATATCCACCCATAATATTAACTGAGTTTCCTTTATAATCAACAATCATTTTACCTAAAGTATTTTCAAATGCTTTACCTTTTTCACCTTTTTCAAAACCAATTACACGTAAATCTGCCTCTTTTTCGGTTTTAATTTTTAACATTTGTTGGTATGACTTCTTACCATTATATTTTACATCTAATGGTAACACCATAATACCTTCGTCATCTTGCTCCATCATTTTTTCAAACCAATAATCAATTTGAGCAATATCTTTTCCTACATAGAATGGATCAACATTACTAATTAAATTAGAATTAATTTTATCAACTAATTCTTTTGCTAAATTCTTTCTATCCCTGCAAATCATAGGGTGATAACCTTTATAAAATCCATCATCAGGAATAAAATTAAATACATTTACTTCTATCCCATGTTTAATTCCATCTTTTCTAAGAATAGAACCAGTTTTATTAAATTTTTCTGTTCTAGACATAGTATTTTCATTATCAATTGCTAATAATTCACAAGAAAATACTCCATGTGGTAAATCTGCATCTAATAAAACTTTTTCAATATCGGTTAATCCTTTATACAATTCTCCACCAGAAGACATAATTTTTACTATATTGTTACCTACTTCAATTTCTGCCCTATATCCATCTAATTTTTTATAAATACCAAACTCTTTACCTTTTAATAATTGAATATGTTTTGGTTCTGCAACTTCACCTTTCTCTAATTTATGAATATAAATAAATTCATATCCAAAAGCACTATTGATAGTTTTTTCTTTTAATCCACAACGTAAATCTTGAAGTATAATTTGAATATATAATTCTTTCATATCATCTTCTTGCTGTGATAAAAATTCTTGAATATTTGCAATTACATCATCTGAACCAGTATTATGAATAGATAAATATTCTCTTAAATCATAGAAATTATTAATAGTAATTGTTGATTTAGATTTAACTTTTTTCTCAAGTTTCTTACGTTTAATACCAGTTTTTACTTCTGTGGTATAAACAAATGTAAGAATGTCTTTCAATAATTCATTAGATTGATTATTTTTCAAGATTGATTCTTTTTCATTACGACTAGATGTACTTGCTAATTGATTCATGATATTTAATATTTGTTGCATAATATGTATCCTCCTTTTCAATTCTTAATCTTTCCTTATTATACTATTATTTTTCTTATCTGTCAAGAAAATATTTAACACTAAAATATCATCACTCAAAAAGATACGCAATCCAATATTCTCCATAATTATTTTCATTCCACATCCAAGGTAAATCTAGTTTTTTAGGTGATATTTTATTACCAGAATTAATCACTCGATATTCTTCAACATATTCACATTGTTTATTTACATTCAACCATTCTGGTAAAGATTTAATTAAAACACTTACTCCCTTTAAATTTTTTAATTCACTTAAAGACTCAATAAATTTAAATTCTGTGTTCAATTAAATCTCTCCTTTTTCAATTAAATTCCTTAGCCTTACCTTATTATATATAACATTATATTTACTATCTCTGAACCTCTGCACGAGATAAAACTCGGCAGGTTTTTAGGTATCATATAATTTCTCATATATCACGAATGATATATACACTAATTATTTTCCCTAAAACTTTCACTAACAAGAATAGTATTCTATTCATTGACATTAGCATAACGCCCGATTCAAGACGTTTTTGTTTATTAAACTCCTATACTACTTAAATTATTTAGACTTTGTAATCTTACTATTTCTGTATCATGTAATTTTATAAAGTTATCAAAATCTATTACACATAAATCATTATTTATAGTTTTTAAATCATCATTAACATTTTTAATTAAATAAGCAGAATAAAGATCTCTTTGTATTTTAATATCTTTGTCTTGATAATTAATATAATTCCATCTTTGTGATAATTTCTTTTTATTATACTGTTGATTTAGATGATTATATTGACTTGCTTTAACTTTTCTAGTATTAATCTCATAATATAATCCACCTCTTATTTTTAATTTATTTTGTAATATAGTTAAAAATTTACTAGGTGCTTTATTGGCAAGTGATTTACCAAATCGTTTCTTTTTATTATACTTACCATTTTTATTTATTGTTGTTTTTTTACTTCTTTTTTGAATCCCTTTATAATTCATTTCTTCAACATGAACTATATTACAATTATTAAGTATTTCATTTACCATAATATTATGATCTTGTTCTCTTATATCTGCTTGTTTTCTATATAATTCTTTTAACTTATTTTTGGCTTTCATATACTTTTTAGAATAATTCCATTTTAATTTAATACCTTTTTTAATAGTGCCATTATCATTAAAATTATTAGGATTGGTAGCACGTTTACTTCTATCCATATATCTTTGTATCTTCCGTTTTTTGTTTTCAATATTTTGTACATTAGGTGCTAATTCTAATAATTTAACATTATTATCAGAGCATATTGCTAATGTTTGTGTTCCTATGTCTATACCGCATATTCCATTGCCAATATGATATTTAATCTCACCAGTTTGTTTATTTATTTTAAGAGGTGGAATACCTTCTAATACTAATTGTAGTATATATTTATACTTACCACGTACAAATTTACGTTTAATTCTACAAAAACATATTTTATTACTTAAACAATTTATTTCATATTGATTATTAATATCTAACATTATTGGTATTTTTAATTTATTCCATATTAATTGATTAGTTTTAATATTATATTTAATACCTGATTTATTCCATTTCCCTTCTAAAGAATTTAAAGGATTATTTTTATTTTTAAAATGAACAGTTTTACCTTTTCCAAATAAATTATCGCTTAAAGCAGTCCATACTCTACTTGCAATTTTTTGTGCTGTAAAACTATCTATATTTGTTTTATAATGTTTATAAATTGGTATAACATCTTCATGAAGTGAATACTCATTAAGTTTAAATTCTTGTAACATATTATTTTTAATATCATAATATGGTTTACAAAGTTTCTTTAATTGTTTAGAGTTATCTTTAAAAGATTTATAAATATTAGATAATTCTAATTGATTATTTCTCCATCTTTTAGTTTTTATCATTTCTTTATATCTTTTTAAAACTTTCCCTAAAAGTGCATTATAAATCTGTCTACTTATTTCAAATCTTTTGTTTAATATATCTTCTTGATATTTTTCTGTTTTTAATTTTAAATTTAATACAGATATTTGTTTTTGAATTTTAACTATAAATATTTACCTCTTTTCTTTTTTACTTTATCTTATAAATATATTATATATGAAACTTCAATATAATAAAAATTTATTTACCATATTATTCATATATTATTCATATTGTTTATATAATACTCCTTTTTAATTAATATTTACTATCTGTCAACTACCAATTTTAAATTATTTTTCACTCTCTTTACCTTCTCCTTCTCCATCTCTCTTATCTTCCTTAACAACAAAACTCATATGATCTCCACTACAAAAATCATATCCTTCATCCCAAAATTCCTTACAAATTTCAATTGCTCTTTTCATTTTGAAATTAGCAGTTCCTTGAGTATCATCTGGAAATACAACTAAAGAAAATACACTACCATCTTTTAACTGAAAGAAAGTTATTTCTGATTCTTCAATTTGAGGATCGTCAATTATGATTGTTTCTCCTGCTAACAATCTTTCTTTAACATTAATGAATTTATTAATAGGAATAGTTGGGCATCCGCATGGTAAGTTAGTAATCATATGTATTATATTCTCCTTTACATTCCTTTACTTTTATATAATTTATCAATTAATACTCTTAAATAATTCTCATCTTTTATACCTGCAATACTCATACATATCCATTTGTTAAGATATTTATTTTCTTCCGTAGATAATTCATCCCATTTCGTAGATATTTCTTCAAATATTTCTGACAATGATTTCAATTCATCTTTATTTTTTCTTATATCAATTCCAATATCCAATAATGCTTCTTTAATCTGTTTTAGATTATTTTTATATGTATTATCTATTCTTTCTAATGTTTTATCATTGTCCGTACAAACCATAGTGCATATTCTGTCTTGTAAAATTACACATAATCCATCTTTTTCACTGCAAAACCAAAAATACTTTCCATCGACATTCTCTAATATGTTTGAAAATGTGCATATTATACCATTACCAAGTTTATATTCTACATTATACTTTCTTCCTAAAATATAATTACGCTTATCATATGATTTTAAAAACAAATTACCAATATCTTTTTTAGTTAATTCCCTATCATTTAGGAATGATAAATATAAATCATCAAGTTCTTCTAATTTTAATACCATATTAATTTCCTCCTTTCCTTAGTTTTTTACAGTATACAATTATTTTTATCATTTGTCAATAGGTAAAATGACACCAAATGGATCTTTGATCACGATTTGATTTTATTACCATATATAGTGTTTATATGATTAATTAGACACTATATATGGTATACTAAAAACTTATTTAACTACTAATTTAACATGATTCAATAAATTTTCTTGCTCGTTCTGGATATTTTTTAATCAATATCTCTAATGTTTTTAAATCATCTTCTTCTGTTAACCATTCCACTTGATTGCTAATCAACCATTCTTCATTACCTGTATCAAGTCTAACATTAAAAATCCAATTTCCTCCATCTTCAGGAAAATATTCACCAATCTCTATAATTGTAAATAATTCTCCACCTTCTAAATATCCATCATAAAATTCATGTCCTACAAATTTACCTCTTTGTCCTTTTCTCATATTATCTTCTCCTTTATAATCTACAATTATTTTACCTATGTGTCAAATAAATTTCAAATTATATTATTTGTATTTCTCCTTCATCATCTATACTTTCTGTGCATGTAATTATAGTCCCATTTTCTAATACTAATCTCAAATATTTAAAATCATTTCCATTATTAAAATTATTTCCATTATAAATTTCATATTCTACATATGCAATTTTTTGATTTAAACATTTTTGTTTAACTTCTTGCTTATCCATAATATATACCTATCCTTTTTTTATATTATAATTATTTTTCATATTTTCATATTTTCATATTTGTTAATAGGTAAAACAACTCTTCCCTATTCTACAATTATTTTACTATTCTTTAATCACAATGTCAAGATATATTTAATGTTTACTACCTATGTATATTTAATATCATCTTTGGTTATAATTTTATTAGAGAAGTTGATTAGCTTTTATAGTAATATCACATCCTGTTTTATTCTATAAATACCCATCAACTTCTCTAATTTATTTCTTCAATATAATTTAAGTTAATAATCTCAGTATTCTTTTCACTTCTTTCAATGTTAAATTATATCCTGCCTGACCATGATTAAATTGAATATAATCTAAATTTTCTCCATCATAAATCATTATTAATCTTCTTATACTTACTTCTTCATTTCTTGTAAATATATTTACTTTTTCAGTATTATTAAGACTTTCATTAAATAATTCTTTAAGTATATTAAGTGAAAATTTAAGCTTTAAATCTTTTTTATAATTATTGCAAGAAAAAGATAATATACAATTTTGTTTTTGAATATCCTCGTAAATATTATCAATAATAAAATAAGGCGTACTCATAATATAATCTCCTTTCTATACTTGTTTTATTATATTATCATTCTTTCAGAAATATGTCAAGTGTTTCCCCTAAATTAATACCAAATGAAATGAAATATTGGTTTATCATGTTTTTATTTTTATACCATATGTAGTGTTTGATTATTTAAATAGTTACTATATGTTGTATATTAGATTATATTTAATCTTTCTTTTCCTTTTTCAACATATGTATTATCAATATCACAACTAATAAATTCCCTATTAAGATTCTTACATGCCATTGCAGTTGTAAAACTTCCACCAAATAAATCAAGAACTAAATCATTTTCATTAGTATGTATTTTTATAATATCTTCCATTAATTCAATAGGTTTTTGAGTAGGATGAATTCTTTTAGAATTATGTACTGCCGAATATTCAAAAATTGCATTTTCATATGTATCACGTTGTCTATTAAAAGACCAACCTTTACCTTTTGTTGCCCAAATAGCAAATTCACAAGTAGTAACATAAAGTCTATCTCTATTTCTAGGCATAGGATTTGTTTTCTTCCATATAATCATTTGTTTAATTAAACAATTATTATTTTCTAATTCATCTTTTAAATAACTCATATTTTTCCAGTCATTAAATATGATTATATTACCACCAATTTTAAGAGTTTCTATAGCAGGTTTAATCCATGATATTTGATCAAATCCTTTATCCCATTCTCCAAAATCTACACCTTGTCTACCCATAGTATGAAAATTTGATTTTCTACTTATATTATATGGTGGGTCTGTGATTATTGTATCTACTATTATTTTTTGTTTTATTAATTTATCTATTATTTCTAAACAATCTAGATTATAAATTTTATTTAATTCAATCAATAATATTTTTCTCCTTTATTATATTTATATCCCTTAAAATCAACACAAAACATTGGATTTATCATGATTTTATTGTAATACTTGCAAGCAATATCTATTAAATCTATCTGTCCAAGTGCTATAATTTTGATTAATAGATTCTAAAGCATTTTTATTTTCTTCAAATTCTTCTTTATCATAAAAATAATAGGTATTATAACTTCCAGTATCCCAACGTAACAATTGACTAGATGAATTGGTATCTTTTTTAAATCTA